TGCAGCGCCGCAATCCCCTCAGGCAGCAGGCGCAGAACGAGCTGGTGCTGCAGGCCTACCAGATGAGCGCGCAGGCCGGGCAGCATTTCCCGCTGAGCACGCTGTTTGAACTGCTGCAGGTGGAGGGCAAGGAGCGCATCCTGCCCGTGCTTCGCGACAACGAAAATCTGCCTGTCGAAAACGCCCAGCTCAGGGAAATGTGCCGACAGGCGGACGGGCTGATGAGCCGTCAGCAGCAGAGCGCTCAGCGCCGGCAGGAGCTGGTGGAAAAGCTGCTTGAGGAACGAACGCAGATGGAGGATACCATCCGGCAGATGCAAAGCAGGCTGGACGAACAGAACATGATCAACGAAGCGGAGAAGGACAGCGAACCGCCTGTCTGACCCGCTTTTTTGATACCCCAACCCATGTCATGGCCATGACAATGGCTGCGCCGGAGGCAAATTGCCAAACGCGCGTCAGGATCGGGCAGCTCCCCGCGGGCATGCCTGATTCATACCAAACAGAAAAGGAGGAAACCCAATGGAAAACAACACCGCAACCATGGAAACCATGCTGGACGCCGCTGCGCAGACGCAGCCTGCCGTGCAGGTTCATCAGCCTGCCGTGCAGCAGCCCCAGCAGACCGAGCAGGACATCACCCTCAAACTGCGCGCGCAGGAGCTGATCGCTCAGGCGCGCACCATTCAGGCCGTCGCCCAGACGGACGTGATGGCGCTGTACAACACCGATCCTGAAATCCGCGCCCGCATTCTGCGCGGCGAGTGGGATTTCATCGACGTGTGGAAGAACCTGCAGCCCGCCCAGCAGCCGCCCGTGCCTGTGCGCACCGCCAACGGCGGCGCAGGCGCCATGAACATCGGCGGCATGAACGATCAGCAGTTCTCCAAGCTCAACGAAATGCTCAAGCGCGGCGCCAAGGTGGATATGAGGTACTGACGTGGACGGCGGAAAAACTCGCTTCGCGTTTTTTTCGCCGGATGCTGAGGAATTTCTCGCGCAAGCGCGGAAACTCCCCGCCCCGTCGGCGACGCCGCCGGATACGATCATAGTCGGAGGAGCTGCGGCCCCTCCGACGCCACCCGGGAGGATGGCTGCACGCCGTCTGCCTTGGAGACCGTGAAACGTTCTCATCCCCCGGAATTCCTAAGGGGCAATGCCCCTTAGGCGGGGTGCAGGGGCGGAGCCCCTGCACGTCCCTTACCAAAACAAACAACATCAAAGGAGGACACTCAATGGCTCTTTTTGACAACATGAACATGACCACGTCCGGCGGCGTTGCCCCGGGTGTGGTGGATTACTACGAGCGCACGCTGGTGGAGAACGCCCGTCCCGAGATGGTGCACGGCCGCGACGCCCAGAAGCGCACCCTGCCCGAGCACAACGGCAAGCATGTGCAGTTCCGCCGCATGATTCCCTATGAGGCCTGCACCGAGCCCCTCAAGGAGGGCGTCACCCCTGCCGGTCAGGAGATCAAGCAGACCGCCTTCACCGCCATGGTCAAGCCCTACGGCCGCCATGTGGAGCTGACGGACGAGCTGAACTTCTACCAGCTGGACAACATGCACCAGGAGGTGGCTAAGCTGCTGTCCGATCAGGCGGTGCTGAGCCTGGATACCATCTGCCGCGACGCGCTGTGCGCCGGCATGAACGTGCAGTACGCCAACAAGAAGACCGCCCGCTCCGCCATTTCCGCTGCGGACAAGCTGACCCCCGAGGAGATCAAGCAGGCCGTGCGCACCCTGCGCCGCAACAACTGCCAGCCCTTTGAGGACGGCTTCTATCACGCCATCGTCCATCCCGACGCCATTTACGACCTGACTGCCGACGAGCAGTGGATCGACGTGGCCAAGTATCAGGACAAGGACAAGATCGAGCGCTACGAGCTGGGCTGCATGTACAAGGTCAAGTTCTTTGAAAGCACCAACGCCAAGATCTTCAAGGGCGAAAGCTATCTGTTCGGCACGACTGCCAAGCTGACCATCGCTTCCTGCGACGAGGCAAACCGCTGCGTCACCGTGTCCGAAGCCCTGACCGCCGACGCCGCCCGCGAGCTCAGCGGCAAGCTGGTGCAGGTGGGCGCCAATCCCATGTGCATCGATCGTGTGGATTATGCCGGCAAGAAGATCACCTTCCGTTGGATGCCCGAAGGCGGCGTCAGCGGCTCCATCACCCCCACCGGCGGCGGTGCGGACGGCGCGCCTGTGTACGGCACCGTCATCTACGGCCAGAACGCTTACGGCGATATCGAACTGGGCATGGGCGGCGAAAACGTCAAAATCATCATCAACCCGCCCGGCTCCTCCGGCGCGGCCGATCCGCTGGAGCAGCGCGGCACCATCGCATGGAAGGTGAAGGGCTTTACCTGCGTGATTCTGCAGGACGCCTTCATCGTGCGCGTGGAGCACGGCGCGAGCGCCTGACCAAGGGCTCTGCCCTTGGATCCCGCTTAAGGGGCATTGCCTATTAAGAATCCCGGGGACTGTCCGCGTGAAACGCGGGCAGAGGCTGATGCTTTTTGCTTGGGGCTGCAGCGAAGACCGCCGGAGGTCAAACAACGACCTCCGGCTCGTTTGGATACAGCGGCTTACATGTGCGTCACGTGCGTTTGCCCGGCGACAAGCTTCGTAGCCGAAGGCGTTTCCTTTTGGGCAAAATCAGCCACAAACAATCATCCCTCCTGCCCGCGTGAAACGCGGGCAGCACACGGGATTCCTAAGGGCGAAGCCCTTAGGCGGATGGGGTGCAGGGGAAGGCAGCGCCTTCCCCTGCATTCCGAACTGCGTACAAAAATGATAAGGAGAGATCATCATGGCGAAAAACACCAATGTTACCGTGGAACCCACCGTACGCATCTTCCTGCCTCTGGTGGAGGAAACCGGCACGGAAGTCAATGTGGATCAGACTGAAAACGTGATCATCAACGGAAAAGTCACCCAGATTCGCCGCGGCGAGTATGTGGATGTGAAGGTGCCGGTCTTCCTGCAGCTCAAGCAGCGCTATCCCAATCTGTAAGGGGGTGGGGAAGTGGATCTTTCGGCACTCAGGCAGCAGGTCATGTTCCAGATCGGCGGCGACGCCGGGGATGTTCAGGACTTTCTGCCTCATCTGACGGACTACCTCAACGAGGGGTACGACCGGCTGGTGATGGCCGCTTACGGACGGCATGTCTGCGTGGATGAGGAGGAGTATCAGCCCCTTTCCCATGACCGCAGCCAGCCCAATCTGCCCGACTGGACGCACCGCGCCATTGCGGACTGGGCCACGTGGCTCATCTGCCGCAATGGAAACGCCCAGCGGCAGAATCGCGGCTACGCCTTCCGCAGGGCCTTTGAGGATGTGGAAAGCCGTCTGCGCGGAGCGCACAACCAGCCCTATATTCACCATATTCCCCTCTGATGAAATGAAAGGAGTGATGGCCTGATGGCCTATGTAACGCGCGGCGCATCATCCGCCACGGTGCGGATTCCCGAGCACAAGGGCCTGATGCAGTACGGCGACAGCGTGGGTCTGGATCCCCGCTATGCAGCCGAATGCGCCAACGCCTGCACCGCGCAGGGCATTTTGCGCCCTGTGGCCGCATGCACGCTGCTTGCGCCCCGTACGCCAGCGCCCATCCAGACGCTGGCCCGGCTGTACCGGCGCTGGTATGCCCCGGATGATCAGCATGAGGTGCTGATCGCCGCAGCCGACGGCCAGCTGTACTGGATGCTTCCCGGCGGCGAACGCTGGACAAGGCTGAGCATGCCCTACGGCTGGACGCAGCCCCGCTACCTCAGCGACGTGTGGAGCTGGGCGGCGTATGAAATCAACGTGGAGGACAGGGACGCGCCGGTGGATGTGCTGTTGATGAGCAACGCACAGGACGGCATGATCTGCATCCGCGGCGATACCATGGCCGTCAGCGCCATTGCCACCCCCCGCAAGTTTGGCGTGATTGCCAGATATGCTGAACGCATCTGGGGCGGCGGCATTCCGGATGACCCCGATATGCTGATTTACTCCGCGCCCTATGATCCCTTTGACTGGGCGCAGAACAATGAAATCCCCGAGGACGGCGCGGGCGATGTGCTGCAGCCCTCGTGGGACGGCGACAGCTTTACGGCGCTCACGCCCTTTGGCAGCCAGCTGATTGCCCTGAAGAAAACCCGCGTCTGGCGCGTGATGGGCACCGACCCGGGAACCTATGTGTTCAAGGAGCAATACGGCGGCGGCACGCCCTGTCCCCAGACGGTGGCGGTGGACGGCTCCCGCATTCTGATGCTGGGCCGCGAGGGCGTTTTGTGCTACGACGGCGAAAGCGTCGCGCCCTTCCAGCAGCAGTTTGCCTGCCGGGTCTATGAGCGCATCAACCCTGCGGCCCTGCCCGGGGCGGCAGCCTGCCTGTGGCGCGGCACCTACTTTTGCGCCCTGCCGCTGGACGGCAGCCCCGTCAACAACGCCGTCGTCATGTACAACACCCGCGAAAACACATGGCTTTTGCGGAATGACATCTCGGTGGAAAGCTTTCTGCCCACGGAGGATGCGCTGTACTTTACCTGCTCGCACACGCCGGGACGCATCTGGCTGTGGCAGGACGACTGCATGCGCACCGCTCAGGCCCAGCCCATGCGCTGGGTGGGCGGCTGGCAGACGCTGGATGCAAATGATGTGGTCAAGCGCGGCTTCCGCGTGTACCTGAGCGCAGAATGCCTTCGGGAGGCCGCAATCCGCCTCAGTCTGGAAACGGAAAACGGCGTGCGTTCCAAAACGGTCGTTCTTCAGCCCGGGCAGGCAAAGCAGCGCTGCGTGCCGTTTTTTGTGCGCGGCAGGCGCTTCCGCCTGATCGTGGAAAGCGATACGGCTGCCCCGTGGCAGCTGCTGGGCGGCATGCAGATTGAGATGGACACGGAGGAGGACTGATATGGCGGACAGCAAACGGCGCAAAGGCGCCTCCATCAGTCAGTATGAGCCGCTGATCACCCCGCAGAAATGGTCGGGAGACGAGCAGCGCTTTGCCCTGCGCCTGACACAGCTGATGGATCAGCTTTTTCAGCGGCAGGCCTCCTTTGCCAGGCGGCTTGCCGCGCTGGAGGAGCACATGGGAAAGGAGAAAACAAATGGTTGAGATCAACGGATATGATATCGCCCTCACCCGGGGCGACAGCCTGTACCTGCGCGTGGATCTGGGCGGGCGCGATCTGCCGGAGGGCGCGCAGGCGGTGTTCACCGTCAAAAAGACCATCCGCAGCAGGAGCGTTGTCGTTCAGAAGCGCTTTGACGCATCCGAGGAGGTGCTGGGCATCGCGCTTACGCCTGACGAGACCAATCTGGCTCCCGGCGTGTATGTGTGGGACGTCCGGCTGCAGATTCCGCTTTCGGGCGGCGGGTACGAGGTGTACACGCCCATGAAGTATGCCGCCTTTGCGGTGCTGGAGGCGGTTGGTACGGA